ATCAACCAAAAACATTAGAAGAATTTGAAATAAGTACAGATTTTAAACAAATGATAAACACTTTATTAGAAATGGACAATATGAATATATTATTCATAGGAAATTCCGGTTCAGGTAAAACAACATTAGTAAATGCTTTATTAAGTGAATACTATAAAGATGAAAATATGGTAAATTCAAATAATATATTGTATATAAATAATCTCAAAGATCAAGGTATTTCATATTATAGAACAGAAGTTAAAACATTTTGCCAAACCAAATCAAATGTAAAAAAAACAATTGTATTGGATGATATAGATTTAATAAATGATCAAAGTCAGCAGGTGTTTAGAAATTGTATTGATAAATATGGTTCACAGGTACATTTTTTATGTACTTGTACAAATACTCAAAAAGTTATAGAAAGTTTACAGTCAAGAGTTAATTGTATAAAGATAAAGGCTTTGGCTAAAGAAGGTCTCATAAAAATTTTAAATAATATTATAGAAAAAGAAAAAATCATAATGTCTGAAGATGCGAAGAAATTTATAGTAGATATAAGTAACAATTCAGCTAGAATTCTTATAAATTATTTAGAGAAATTGAAATTATTAAATCAACATATAACAAGAAAATTATGTATAGAGATATGTACTAACATATCATTTACAGATTTTAATGAATATACAGATTTATGTAAGAATTCAGAGTTAAAGAAAGCCGTAAAGTTATTACACAGTATAAACAGTAAAGGGTTTTCAGTAATGGATATTTTAGATAATTATTTTATATACTTAAAATGGACAGATGTTATAGATGATAATATAAAATTTGAAATAATTAAATTGATTATGAAATACATATCAATATTTCATAATATTCATGAAGATGAAATAGAGCTTGCGTTGTTTACCAATAATTTAATTATTTTATTTTCAAGTTATATATAAGTATGTCACACCAAATATTTAAAGAGGATTTTGACAGTGCAATATTATATACATTATTAAATGATATATGTAGTTTGAAAAATGATAAATATTATATAATAGATAAAATAGCTTTTAAAAAAGCTCAATATAATAAATTATTAGAACCTTTTTTAGAAAGTTTAGAGAAATATTATCATGAATCAAAAAAATTTTACATAACAAGAAAATTAAATTACACACGATTTATTACTATAATACGACAGATGTGTAAAAAAAATGAGATAGCTTTTTCAAGTACAATAAAATATGATAAATCTACTTACAATATAGTATACTATATTTATTTATAAATAATGATAGTATTAAGATTAAACATTAGCTTTGGCAATAACAAAATATTTACTAATAACAAATTTACCTGTTAATATTTTGTCTTCATCTAAATAACAAAACCAGTTTAGAGCAGTGCGTGATAATATTTCTTTCCCAGGTATATAAATTCCAACTATATTTTCGTTAATATCTAAATAATTCTCACCTAACAACATTTCGCATGTAATAGGTTTATTGTTTGAGTCTTTAGTTCCTATTAAGTTTCCACTAATAAGATTCATTTGTTTAGATGATATCGCTTGAACACACCATTTATTAAAGTCTCCTAAGAATTCAACTTCGCTGGTATAATCATTAGATACTAGATTCTCTGCAAACAAACAATACTGTCTAATAACGTCATTATTTTTAGGAGCACCTATAAAGTTAGAATCAGGTATCATATTAAGATTATTATTACCAGTATAGACATTACATTTATTTTCTACAACGAAAGGTTTATCATTTTTAATTCCGATATCATAAAAGACATCAAGATTTTTTAAACATAAAAATGAGCTAGGTACTATCATACCTCCATAAATATATAATAATTTTAGTAGGCACAATTTTCTAATATGTTGTTTTTGTGGCTCTCCAACCTTGTTAATATCAATTGTCCAACCAGGTATTAGATTGTTAAAAGATGAGTCATCTATTAAGCAAATATGAAAATTAGGGTTGTGATCAATAATACTTCTTATAGTTAGATTTTGGTATGGAAGATTTAAATTTGTAGTACCTCTAGAACCAAAAGATTGCCATTCTCTAGCATTGTATTCATATGGTATATGAATCCATATAATAGGTTTTTTAGATCTTGTTATACTTGATTCATTAAGTAAATACTTTTTAATGAGGTTATATTCTTTTAACTCGTCATCGGTCTCATATTTATCTACATATCTTCTATAAACAAAACCTACTGCCATAAGTATTATAATTAAACATATATAATCAAAGATTCGCATTTTATATATTTAAAGATTATTTTATTAATTTTTTATTCTTAAAAAGTGAGCATCAAAAGCTTTTTGCATTTTACGAGCCTCTTCAGCTTGTTTGGCTAACGAATAAGCTCTATTAGTACTAGCAGTAGATTCGTGTTGTTCTTTTTCTGCTAAAAACTGTTTGGCTTGTTGAAGAGATGCGGGTTTAAATGTATTTGATGATCTATGTTGTTCATATTGTTGAAGACTATTAAAGTTTTTTCTAGCATCTTCTTTTGTAACAGGTATAAGTGTTTCGGTATGAGCTTTTTTAACATCTTCATATGGAAGATTACTAAATATCTCCGATGAATAATTTTGTGGAGCATTCATAGCTAAATTGGTATAATTAGAAAATTCACTAGTTTCTTTAACCTCTTGATGTATTACAAGAGCTCTAGAGTTAGCTCTAATTTTTTCTAATTGTGATGTTCTATTATGTTGAGCGATTTTACCTTCGGATAAATCTTTAATATCTTGATCAACTTCTTGTTTTAAAAAATCACTATATCCAGTATTATTATGTTCATTATTATTGAAATTTTTTTCAAATAATTCATTAAAAACTTTATTGAAGTTTTCTTCTTTTGAAAACGTTAGTTTATTTTTATCAGAATCAGTTTTGATAATTGTATTATAATCAGTTTCATTGGTTGAATTACTTTTATTTTTAAAAGTATATATTTCATATAATATTTTATATGCCTTACTGAAAAAAAGAAAATATTCTTTATCTAATCCAGATTTATCAGGATGAGTCATAAGAACAATACGTTTACATGTTTTTAAATGAGATTCATTAAAATCAGTTGGAATTTTAAATAATTCCAATATATCATTTAATTCATAATTGTTAATATCTAAATCTAAACTATCCATAATGCTATAAATTATAATAACATTATTGATTATATATTTATCGTTAATTACTATCAGTTACCTTTTACACCTATTACAAAGTTTTGGCTTTTGTATTGACCATATCAAAGAAATTAATAAGAGCCGCTTTTCCACCAGAAAAACTATATGCGAAATCAGATGCATACGACTCATTTCCCTTCACATATGCAAGAATGCTAGGTATACCCGTAACCATTTTTTTAGATTTTAGAAAAGCATATAAATCAAAACTATCATCAATATCTAAATCAAAACATAAAACATTATCAGGTGTATTAGCAAAATATTGTTCAACATCATCTTTAATAGTCTGACATGGTTTACACCAGTCAGCTCCAAATTTAAATACCATGATACCAGGATTTTGTTTTAAAAAATTCAAAAATTGTTCTCTGTCACGCACTTCAGTGTATATTTCTTTAGTTTTAGATTCATTAGTAGACGTTGCCATTTTAATATAATATTATTCTATTATTTTAAATAGTTATACGCATAACAGTTTATTTAGTTTATCTAGATCAATAGGATGCATTTTAATATGTGATTCCCAAAAATACTTACAAAATGACCACTGAAATTCCCATTCATCTGAATAATATTGAGGTACATTCTTTAAAAGTTTGCAACGTGTTTTATCAGATAAAATATCTAAAGAATCACGAGGAAGAACATAGGATAATTGTACTATAGGTTTTACTGGTTTATGATCATTTATTTTAATAAATTCAGTGTCAAAATACGGTATATATTTTAACAAATCACACATTAATGGAGGATAATGATAATTATAACACCATTTCCAATCACTACAACCTATGGAGTAGTATTTAAATGTCCATTCAAGTGCTTCTAAATAATTAATACATATGGCTTTAATATTTTCATCAGTATAATCAATATCAAATAACTTTTTATAGTATCTATTTTTCCAATACTCATCTCCTGGGCTGATATATTTTTCAATTTCTCTATTTTGTATTGGTAAGTTTAAAAATTTATACTCTCGCTCTTTAGATGTAGAACTAGGAAAGAATCTCTTACTATGTTTATCGCGTAGTTTATATTCCAGGTTGTAATATGCTAATTCATTGTCAGATAAATGTTTAATAAATTTTCTGAAAACAGACCAATTAATTTTAGTTCCATCAGTAATATTAGCTTTATTATTACTAACGGATATTTGATATGCATCCATTAGATGTGTTATACCATTAGTTCTAATATTTATACATGGTATATGTGGTATAAAATCATTTCCTAACATGAAACATATAAATATATAATCATGGATACGATTTTTTTGATAATCTAGATTGATGGTATTTTTATTATTCAAAGATGTTAATAATTTATCACCTAATACATTAATATCCATTACATATAACAGATTTGGTTGTAGCGATGAGTCAATATGTTTTATAAACTCAGGTGTTTCACGAAATAAATAAATTTCCTTACAATATTTTCTATGATTTAATGAAAGCATAATTAAATCCGCATCTAATCCATACACTACAGTTTTTTGTAGTTTATAATCGGGGTCTTTTCTAATATCTTCAAATAATTTATGTTCACCTTCACCTTCATTAGTACTTGTAGATATTAATAAGTTTTGTACATTATATTTTCTTGGATCACAAAAATAGTTATGAATAAATTTTGATAATTTATCCATGAATAATGTACCAGGAGTAATATTTGTAGTATTCCATGAACTATCAGTAGAACCTGTTATTACTTTGATCATATTATTAGTGAATTGTGATTTATATCGCCTAGTTCTTTGCTGATCTAATTTTGCAACAGGTGCAACACCATCAAACGCAATATAAACAGTTGTAGTGGGTTTGATATTTAAAATATATTCTTCTATTTTGTTACACACTGCTTTTATTAATTTATTTTCAAAATTTTTAGTGTCATTAATACTTCTAACACAATCATAAATAATAGAATTACAATCCATTAAAAGGTTATCTACATTACCAAAATCTTTGTTGAATTTTTTGATAATATCACTATGTTGTTTTACTATATGTGAAAAGTAAGCTGGTATACCCATTACTTATATTATGGAAATATCTCTTTAATCTGTTGAAATATAGATATTTTAAGTTTTAAATTAAATAACTTTAGTAAAAACCGCAAGATTAATTCTGTAAAATATTAAAAATCGGTATATATATACAATGAAACAAAACAAAAAAATTGTTTATAATGAAAACGATGGATCGTTAATAACTGCTCCAAAAAAGGATGTTTTGAACTTTATAAAATCAAAAGTTCTTTCATTTCAGGAGATAATCAAAAAGAGTATATTAGCAGTCCATAAGTACAAGTTTCTTGATATTTTAGGTGCTAACGACATAAATGTCTGTGTAAAAGCATTAGAATCATTATTTGTACAACTTACTGAAATCCAAGACAAAATTGATGCTAAAGAGAAAATTGACAATGATGCTACTATAACAAAATTACAGGAAATCAACAACGATCTTTCTGTATTACTTAAATCATTTGGTACTGAGAGCATGGATGATTTAATTACAGTATGTTTCGGTAGTGATTTTGTTGATTCAATATTAACAAACGAGAATAGTTCTAAATACGAAATCATTAGAAAATATGTACATCCTATTGGATATAAGGTAATGGTTTGGAAGGGAGATAAGAAAAGCGGTGGCAATCAAGTTCTCTCTAAAAATAGAATTATAGAAGATTTTATGATTGTTGAAACTGCTGATAATTTTGATTGTTTTGATCTAGCTAGAACGAGCAAATCCTTTCAGACCAAAGTTTTTGGTATTAAATTAGCTATCCAACATGAAACCTTAAAAAAAACCCTTATAATTTGTGGTATAGTGGATGAAATAATGCTTGAATGTTTAAATTATGAGTTTACAAAAAATAAGGTTCAATCATTATTAGAAAATCGTCCATCTGATCCAGATTTTGATGATGAAGCGTTCGCTAGATATATTGATATCTTAACTATTAAAGAACAATTAATATATTCAAATGAGGAATTATACAATAAATATATAGGAACACTTAATCAATTAAGTTTAATTAAACAAAAATCAATTTCTCAAGTGGTAAAAGAATTTATTAGTAATGAATTATATGGTCAACGTACAACAATAATTCAATTATTATTAAAATCAAAGGATCCAGAATTCCAATATTTAGCTTACCTTCTTTATGACCTTCTCTCTAATGATAATAATGGAAATATAGATACACAGGAACAAACACTATTATTTGATAGTTTACCATGGAATATTAAAAAATATTTTAGAGAGCTATGAAACAAACAATTCAATA